GCGTAAATACCATTAAAAGTAGCACCACCGCCTACTAAATTCATAGTAGCTATGACTGATGGCACAGCAGGTCTTGTCGGGCTTGTGCTTGTCCCAAAATGCTCAATACTTACACCAGTATTTTCAGTTCTCCACACAATCTCAACATAATCATTAGCAGCCATGTCAATAAAGAAATTCAATGCAGCAATGATATGGCTTGGGTCACCAGCACTTTTCCTTGGAGGAGGGTGAAATCTACTGTTTGAGTTTGCGATATTTGTTCCATTCTTACGAAACCAAACATCCACATCTTGACCATCGTTTGTGGTGTTCTTAAACTGAATGGAAAACTGTAAGTTGTAGAGTCCTGCGTTTTTTACATTTAACCTAGAACTATTTGATAACGTAATTCCATTAGAGAAGTCGGTTGTATCAAAGGTAATAGGATAAGCAACAGTCGTACTAGCAGCAGTCTGGTCTGTTCCGTCTTGAAAAGCCCCATAAGGTGCAGAATCAGCAAAAGACGCACTAGAGATAGGAACAAACAAGATTACGCTATCTGGGCCTATCCTCCTGTCTGTCAAAGTGGTAGTAGTTGCCCCACCAGTTGCCAGAGTCAAAGTTCCTGTGTTATTGGTCTTTCCGTCCATGATGCCACGGACTACTTCAGCCACAGCCCTCTGGTCACCACCAAACGCAGGTAGGCTTCTAAACATCAGCGAACCCCTTGTGGAGTTACATCCACATCCACAGCCACAGCAGTCTTCCAAGCAGCACCAATAGGTGTTAGCTTCAATCTGTGATACCTACCAGCACTACGCAAAGAAACCCTATTCTCAGAATCAGCAGCAGTAGAAGTCCCATAGGTGACAGATTGATTTAGCAATGTGCGTGAAGCAATAGACAAAGAACCAGAGCCATTGTCAACAATAGGTCTAGCTAGGGTTACTACTGAGTTTGCGCCTATATCTATGTCGCCAGTAGCAATGCTTCCTGTCAAACTAGCACCAGTAAAGGAGTAAACCCTAGTCCCAAAAGTACCGCCTAAGAAATACTTACCACCAACATATAACAAAGAATCTAAACTTGTTGTTAAAGCATCAATAGAACCAGACACAGCGTCAAGTTCTTCAAGAGTCAATGCGCCAGATGATGCCTCACCCAAGTAATCTGTCCCTGCATCGCCATAAGTCCACTTCTTAGTAGCAAAGTTGTAAATCATCAGTTTACGAATTGCGTCAACACTTTTGTAATTCCAGATTACAAGTTTGCGAACAGGGTCAATGGCAGCAGACATATTTGGATAGTCTGTTTCACTAGCGTCTGCCAAGAAGAACCTATCTACCTTCTCAGCCCCAATAGGTATGACTTGCTGTCCGTCACACATATAGAAACCATCGTCTGACAAAAAGAAAGTTATACCTTGGTATTGTGCAACTGAGCCAGAAACCATACATCCCTTGTTGCGAGAGATGTTATCAAATTGGAATATAAAAGGAGTACCAACATAACTCATTCTGTGAATAGAACGCTCTAGCAAAACTAGACCAAACTCACCACCACGGATTCCCATAATCTGACCACCATCAGGAATGTCCTGATAATCAGACTGAGTGTTTACATCCTCAGTCCAATCTGTTTCGTTGTTAATGGCAGACCAACGAACACGATATTGTTGTTGTGTAGTTTCTAGCGTATTAGCCGTAACAACAAAATCACGCACAACAGTTACAAACTTAGCGATAGGCGCATTAGCAGCCAAGTCAGCAAATGTTGTAGAAGTGCCAAGAGTCCAAGCCTTGAGTTTCTCAGCGTTGTTGCAAGCTATTACAGTCTTGCCAAACTGAGTAAACCTAATTCTGTTAGGGCTTGTTGTTGTCAAACCAGTATTGACTTGAGTTAACGCACCTGTTCCACTTACTGTATAAATCTTAGATAGACCAGCAGCAAAGAAAGTTGTATTGCCATCAGGTGCTTTAGCAGCATAGAGAGAAGTTAAGTTTTCAGCAGCAGCACTAGAAAATGATACTGGCGTAGGAAATGGGCCATAACCAATGGCTTGAGACACCACATTTTTAGCGTCTGTCAAAGCACCAGAGATACCTGATTGGTCAGGCATCCACTCGCCAAATGTTACCCTTGTCGTAGCCATGTGTTACTTCCTTGAGACTGAGTAGTCCATGTATTGTCGTTTGCAGATACTGGAGTCCATGTGTTTGTGTCACCAGAAACAACTGTCCAAGTATTTGAATCAGCACTAACTGGTGTCCAAGTATTAGTGTCACCCGCTACTGGAGTCCAGTTATCGCCAAGGATAACGCCTTTAGCCGTAATTGTTGCTGTACCTGATACCGAGGCTGCCCCTGCATAAATTGCAGACGCAATAGCAATAACATCAGCAAACGCCTCAACACTTGCAGAACCTTCAGTAATCAATCCACCATTAGCCGTTACTGTTGCATCACCAGTAATAGACGCAGCACCTAACTGGATTCTTTGTGCATTAGCAGTAACAGTAGCATCAGCAGTAATGCTTGCACTAGCAGCTTGTACAAGTTGACCAGATGCGCTTACATTAGCGTTACCAGTAATACTTGCACTAGCAAAGTTAACCTTTGTACCAATAGCAGTTACATCAGCGTTAGCCGTGATACTAGCTACACCTAACGCAATACGTTGTGCATCAGCAGTTACGCTTGCAGTAGCATTTACAATTCCACTTCCGTATTGAATACGGATTGCATTAGCACTAACATTTGCAGTTGCATTAACTGATGCTTGACCAGAGTAAATTAAGAAAGCATTAGCTGTTGTTGTTGCTGTAACAGATACAGAACCTACACCTAAAGCAACTCTTATCGCAGAAGCTGATACGTTAGCTGTCGTTGATATTGCAGCAACACCATTCTGAACACGAACAGCATTTGCAGTAACAGTTGTAGTTGTAGTAACTGCACCAGCACCATACTGAACACGAACAGCGTTAGCCCCAACACTAGCATTTGCAGTTATTGAGGCAGAAGCAAGAATTACAGAAGTGGCGTTAGCCGTAACTGTTGCAGTTGTCGTGATTGCTGCACTTGCTCTAGCTACCCTAATACCTGCTGCCGTTACGTTGGCATTAGCAGTAATAGAACCAACACCATCCCACAAGTATGCTGTATTCCAGATTGCATTATCTAAACTAAAAGATAAAGCATCTAGGTTTGTATTAAAAGCCTCTAGTCCTTCTAAAGACCACGGCCCTGTTACGTTCTTCTGTGTAGTCGAGTTCCAATCAGACGAGTCTAAACTTAGCGTGAGGCTATCCAATGACCCAAATTGGTCAAGTTGCTCAAGCGTAAGATTAACTGTCGCCATGTTATGACAATGTTACTGACAAAGAACCTGTAGCAATACGGAACACATCGCCAGAAGCAATTGTTTTAGAAGTATCTAGTGGAGAGTGATACAACAAGTTTCCTGTAGTCAAAGCATCACGGATTCCAATGTGTGTAACTGTTCCCCATGCGCTACCAGCTTGAGGAAACTCAATAGCAGCAGAGTTAGTAGTCGCACCATTGCTAGGCGCACCAAACGTAATTGACTGACGAGCGTAGTTAGTACCAGTTATTTCAGTACCAGTATCCGCATCAGTTGGGTCAGTTGAGTAAAGTGCTAAATACACAGTTGTTGGTGCTGTGTAGCTAGTCGCTCTCAATGTGACATTGACAAGCGCATTTTCTAAGTAGTTTGACATTTCAGCCATAGTTTCACCTTGAAGTTAATTTCATTGCTAAAGGAACACCAGAGTATTGACCTTCTTCGTCAGACTTGGTGAGAGAACCGATTGCTCGGTCATACATAGAACCCCATGTATTTATTCGTGCGTCATTCATTAGATAAGGCTCTGCCTCAACCAATGCGCCATATAACAAGCCATCAGGGGCAGTAGTCAAAAATACGTTTGTTGTGTTACTACTAGTCAAATATGGAGGCGCAGAATAATAAAGCATCTTTAACGTATAGATGCCATCAGGTGCAGGTGCTAATTGAAACTCACTAGCAAGAATAGTGTAAGACTTAGGAACACCAACTTCTGATGTTCTTGGGTCATTAGATAACGATGATGGGCTAGAGTAACTCAATGGTTGAATTGGGTTAGTCATAACCACAAAGTCACGAATCTCTAAGAAGTCGCTAGGTATCTCTACAGTTGCATCACCAGAGACTGTGCTAGTTGTTACAGACTTGAGCATCTGACGAATACGCAGTTCTCTACGCAAACGATTTTCAGCCAAAGTAATAAAGTCTGGAATGATGCTTGTCAAGTCAGACCTAGCCAAATAATTGGCTATTGAAGTCTGTAAATCAGAGTAGGTAGCAAAACTCATACAACTCCTGTCCTAGTGCGCCATGCACGATTCATTGGGTCATTTAACCAAGCAGCAAAACGCTTGTCATCAAGAACAGCATAGCCACGCATGATTCCAGCTTTGTTCAAGTCATCAATGACTGTCAAAGGAATAGACGCAACCTTATTGCCAAACACATGGTCAGACCATTTTGCTCGTTCATCAAAGGAGTTATATTCTTTTTTGTTTTGTTCAACAATGGCAGACACATCCTGACGAGTCTGAATAATGATGCCACCTTCGCCATCAGCATGAACAGCAGTTTGTCTAATGTTTTCCATACACCAATTCTATCAGTTTGAGTAGAAAAGAAAATGCCCCAGATGTTTAAGTCTGAGGCATTTTTTGAGTTACCTTAGATTAAGGTGTCAAGTCAGCAATGATGCCGTGTGCAGCTTGGTTGCGAACTTCCAAGGTGTACTCGCACAACAATTGTGTGGATTCATTGTCGCCAGTTACAGCCAACTCATTGGTCTGGAAAGGACGCAAGAAAGCAACAGCAGCCATGTCAGGGTCAAGCACATACGCAACTTCATCGCAAGTGTTGGTAGAAGTCATGAATCTGTTGGGAACAACGCTCACAGTTCCGAAGTCGCTGAGGTAAACATCTGCCGCCGCCACGATAGTGGTAGGGGTATTAGCAGGGGCCATGAAACGCTGTGCAGCGATACCAGCAAAAGCTGAAACCAATTGCTTGTGTGCAGGGTTGACCATCAACACTTTAGGATTGCCACCAGAAGCGTAAACGCTACGAATGACAGTCTTCAACAATGTTTCGTCAAAGGTACGATTTGTACCATTGGTGCGAGCAGTTGTACCCAAGTTACCAGCAACACCATCAGTACCGCCAGAGTAGTTGGTGTTCAACCATGCTTGCAGACCACCCAATTTACGAGCAGTAGAACTATTGCCGTTGGCAGCAATCTGGTTACTCAGCAAAGAGGTTTCCATGTCACGCTTGATTTCGCTAGATGCTTTAGCCAACTGATAAGCCTTTTCAGACTTACGACCAGCTTTGTCAACAGCTTGCAAAGTGCCAGAAATCTTGACTGTCTTCTGTGCAATTTGGCAACGATTGCCAACACGAGTTGTAGGAGACATAGTGGCATCAGAAGCGGTGTCGCCTTCAACAGCAAAGTTAGACAGGGTTGCAGCAGCCAAGCTGTCAGTCTGCCACTCGTGTAGAACAGCAGTCGCTTTAGTCTTGCCAATGGAAGACATGAAAGGTGTGTCTGTTGGTGAGATAGAGTAGATAACGTCCGAAAGGTCTTCTCTCATACCGATTGCGGTATATGTTTGATAGGTAGCCATAATTTAATACTCCAAAATTTAAAAGAATCGTTCAAATGCTTTAGCTGCGTCTGCGACTTTTCCTGTCTCACGCAACCTCTGCATAACCTGTTTATCTTGTGAAGACTTAGCTTGAGGCGCAGAAGTACCAGAACGCATCATCTTAGGGGCAGCCACGAGTTTTTTATTTAACTCTGGTTTGCTCTTTTGAAGTTGCTCATACTTCATTGCCTTATACAAGGTCATCACAGCACGACTGTCATACACGGAACTGAGTTCTTGGTCAGACCAACCTACAGACTTCGCATAGTCACGGATTTGTTTCCGAACCGCATCACCCTGTGGTGTCGCTAACTCAGGAATCAGACTAACTAGCTTCTCAGATTCTTGACGGAGATGGTTTTGCAGTTGGGACTGTTGCTCGGATTGTTGCTGTTGGGCAATTCGTTGCTGTTCATTCCTGACTACTGCTAACTGCTTCTCACGCTGGCTCTGTTCAGCTACCGCTACCGCATAACCGATAGGGTCTGTTTCCTTTAAAACTTCTAAGTCCACACCCTGATGTTGCTGCGTAAGGAAGCTATCCAACGCTTGCAACTTCTGGGCGTATGCCTGTCGCTCTTGTTTTACATACTCTAAATGACTACGTTCAGCTTCAATCGCCTTACGTTGTTCAGCTAAAGCCTGAGACTTTTTAGTGTAGTCCGTACCTTGTTGATAACCTTTAATGAGTTCGTCTAGTTCTACTTCGACTTCCTCACCAGATGCCTTGACTTTATATCTAGGCTTTGGTTGTTCATCTTCTTCAGAATACTCAACTTCATCAGTCTCTTGAAGTTCCTCTGTTTGACCTTCGGCTTGGCTGTTGTCAGCTTCCTCAGAATCACCCATCAAACCTTCAAACGCTGAAGCGGCTTGGTTTACATCTAGGCTTTCACTCCCATTAGGGTTGGTGTTTTCCATTTGTCATCTCAATAATCGCCAGAAACCTTCTGGACGGAGGCTAGGGTAAACCCTAAAGAATCTTCCACTTCTTCTCTTTAATCACAGTTTCCGAGGCTAAACCTTCTAGGTGTCCTGTAATCAATTCAATAGTCTTTATGTGCCGATAAGCGTCTTCACGCCTATCACATTCTTCTGCACTTGTGTTAATTATCACACTAATCTGTTCTTTTTTCAAGTTATCTATAACTTCTTTGAAAAAGTCATCATTTAGTAAGTTTTTAGCCCATTGAGCCAATAAGTGTTTATCAGTAGGCATATTGAATTTGTGAGTTGTCATCTACTAATTTACCACCAACGCCAGAGCCATTTCTAAAGTCGTAACTTCCAGTTAAGTCAAAGCCACCTCTATTAAGGTCACGCTGATATGAATCATAAAGTTCAGACAATACTCGTTGTTGGTTTGCATCAAGGCTATCAAAGGCATCTCCTGCCCTTCTTCTGCTTGCGTCAGCAGTTCCAGCTAAGTTAGCAGCACCCAATAAACCATACTCAGACACAGTTCCTTCTGGGGTATTTAGCAAGCCATTAACAATGTCGCCAAAACTGTAATCAGTTAAATTGCTAGCGATGCTGTTAATAAGTCCTAATGTTGGGTTTACTAATCCGAGTAAAGCATTGGCTGTCATTGGAGTATTGTCTTTAGCAAGACCAAGCCCTGCTGCTAACAAATTACCAGATGGCCCTGCTGCCAACATCGCTATTTTTGTACCTAAGTTAATTACATCTTGCTCTGTCTTAATGTCAGCAGCAGAGGCAATCAAATTTAATGCAACTGCTGTTTTGACTAAGTCTGAGTTACCAGCCAAAGCAGCTATCGGTGCTATTGCACCTCCAACTTTTGCCAAATCACCTGCTGTAATATTCCCAGTATTTCCACCAGTAAGATTGTTGTTGTAAACAAGCGTATTCGATAAGTCTTGTCCACCGCCCAAGCCTGTATTAGCTGTGCTTAAACCAAGACCGATAGCACCAGAGTCTACGCTTGCCATGCCATCAGGATTAACAGGAGTCATTGGTGTAGGCAGAACTCTTGGTTGTGCTTGTAACAACGAGCCATAAGCAATTCTTGGTTGCTCTGGCAACTGTGTACCCAATGTATCTAACAATGACCTTGTAGGCGCAAACTGCGTCTGTGGTGTGTATTGGCTTTGTATGGCAGAAATAATGTCGCCATAGGAGGCACTTTGTGGATTAGCACCACCAACAATACTACGCAGTTGTTCGTAACTCATGCTGTTCTCACTTAGAAATCATGCCAAGCACATTATTTAAACTAGGCGCAGCAGTCGTAGTTGTTCCTGTATTAGACAATGCTGTAGCTATCTCTGGTCTGCTTAAAATATATTGCATATCAGCATTAGATAGTCCATAAGCAGACTGAATCTTACCGACAGGCATCCCTTTAATCATATTAGCCACATCGCCATACTGACCTGTCTTCTCAGCGTTTTGCCAAGCAGTAGTCAATGATGGGTTTTGTGGGTTAGAAATCATATTCACAATGCTTTGCGTAGTAGGACGATTGGCAACCATCTCACCAGCCAAACGCTTGGATTCTGCAAATGATGGAAACAACTCACGGAATTGACCAACAGTTGCTGTTTGTGTTGCAGGTGTACCAGTTATTCCAGTAGTGCCAGTTTGTGTAATCGGCATACCAGTCCAGTTAACTGGCAATTTACCTGCAATGCCATTACGAGAAGCAATGTAGTTAATATCGTTTTGACCAAGGTTATAAGTGGCTTTTAATTGGTCAGCAGTAATGCCTTTCAACAAGTCAGCAATACCTGTGTAGTTACCAGTTTTCTCTGCGTTAATCCATGCAGTTGACAATGGGTCTGTAACTGTTGGACGAGAGTAGATATAGCTAATGTCTTTGTTTGTCAGACCATACTTAGACAACAATGTAGGCGCAGGGATGTTTTTAATTAAAGCAGCAATCTGACCATAATCACCAGTTTTCTCTGCAAGAACATACGCTTGTGCAATAGGGTCATTTGAAGCAATAGCGTTATTTATAATTGATGTTTGCGCTGGTGTGTAATCAGGAACATAAGTCCTGTCGTTACCTGCTGGCAAAGTTGCAAATGTAGCTTGCACTTGGGCTGGTGTAATGCCGTAAGTAGCTGCTGCTTTAACAATATCGCCATAGGCAGCGTTAGGGTCAGTCTGTAAAAGATTGACTAAAGCCTGTGTTAGTTCTGCTTGTGTAGCCATGATTAACCTCTAATCTCTACGTTGGATGTAATGCCAGCACCAATTTTCATTGCTTTCAATTGGGCTTCTGCTTCAAACTCTTGTTGCTTCATAGCAAAGTAAGCCTGTTGTTTCTCACGCTCTAATTGCAACTTAGCAGCTTCCTTCTCACGCATCATCTGCATTTCAAGAACAGCCTTTTGTTGCGCCATCTCCATGTCAATCTGTTGTTGCTGTTGCTTCAACTGAATGTCAGCTTGTGCTTTTGCTTGGTTAGCCTGTATCTCAGCTTGTGTTCTAGCCATGATTGCTTGAACTTCTGGAGGCATCTGCTGCTCTTGAGGAGGAGGATTAGAGAGCATCTGGTCTTGCTCTGGGGTAATTGCTTTGTAGAACTCAGCACTATCTTTAAAGCCAGCAATCTCAACCATGCGTCCTAATGTGCCACGATACTGAGCAGGGGAAACGTAAGGATTAGCAGGGCCATACTGAGCAATCAATTGCTCTTGTTTAGCAAGAACCATTGACAACATAGCCATCTGCTCTTGACGATTCCCTGCGCCTAATCCTACGTTGATAGAAACATCGTATTGGTTAGCCCATGTTCTAGGGTCAAACTCAACGAACTCACCACGCATACGCACCATTCGAGCCTTGTCCTGATACTTACAGAGCAAGTGCAAGATGCCTTGGAACAAAGACTTAACGCCTGTCTCAGCAAAGATTCGAGCCATCAGTTCAATCTTACCTGCGCCAGCTTGTTGCATGGAGGCAACCGCAGCAGCAGTCACGTTTTGTAAGATAGCAGGGTCTAAACCTTGTGAAGCATCAGACACACCAGTACGCTTAGACTGTACTGTGTCCAGATACTGAAGCATTGGGAAAGCCTGATTAGCCACGTTCTGAACAACTAATTGCTGAACAGCACCTTGTGACTTAGCACGAATAACACCACCAGCAGTAGATGTAAGCAAGTCATCAAGGTTTACTTGACCTTCAACAGCAACAACTCGTGCATTGTTTGTCAGATATAAGTTATCCAACATCTGACGAGTGATAGTAGTCTTGATTAACTGTAGGTCAACTGTTCTGTCAGCTAGTGAGTTACCAAAGAACTTATGCGGAATTGGAATAGGACAGATTGAGTGAAAAGGAACATAGTCCACTTCCTCAACCATCTCCTTACCCTTCTCATCCTCAAGAATCTCATTAGAAGCGTAGAACACTTGTACCAGAGTAGCAATGCCTTTGCCATCTATATCAGTTTTGACATAGCACTCAAAGACTTCAATCTCTTGCATTGAGGGGTCATCTGTCTGCGTTTGGTAAGGTTGCTCACCTGCTGCGTAACGAGCCACACGCTCTGGTGTGTACGCTAGTGCATCACCCATCTGCAAGCCTTCAATTTGCTTTTTATTAAAACCCATAGCAACCAAGTCACTACGAGTCAACATCTGTCTGTGTGCTACGAAAGGCGAATCAGCAATAGTTCTAGCCTTCTTGCTAATCAAGAACTCCTCTGGCGGTACGTTCTCAATCGTTACTTTGCCTGACTTTTTCTTTTGTTGGACAACTACGTTATGCGTAGAACCCATCACAGGCATACCCATCGGGTCTATAACTGGCTGACCCATTGGGTCAATAATTGGGAAATCTGTCGTATCTTGCTCAACAATTTCCATAGTCTCATCACTCATCAGCATTGCTAACTCATCGTTAGACAAGTCAAAGTAACGCTCTTTAGTAATGTCTTCTTTGTCTTCCCAATAAGCCTTAACGATGCCATTCTTCTGCATCAAGGCATCTTTGAACCAATCATGCAAAATGGCTACACCAGCGTTATCACGATTGAATACCCAATTGCAGTAATCAGTAGCTTGCTTGGCAGAGGCTTCATCCCTTGGGCCTTGTGGCTCAAAGACTACGATATTGTCTGAGCCTGTAAAGATACGAACTAAGCTAGGTAGCGCACCATCTATCGCTTCTGCCACTTCTCCAGTAACGATTTGAGACTTACCCTCAACTTCATTACCATATGGCTGTCGTAGATAAGCCTCCAGAGCCTGTTTGCGTTGCTCAACAGTTTCGCTTTCAATAAATCCAATAGCATCATCAATCTCTGCTTGTAGGATTGATTTCAAGTCGTTCTGTTCCATGCTTATCCTTTGGAGGGCGTCCCATTCTGGGTTTATCCAATTGTAACTCTTTTACCATATTTTCAAGCATTTCGATACGCTTTTCAAGTTCTTTTACTTTAGGTGCTAAATTTACACCCTGCATTGTTATATACATCAGACAATCCATTTCGGTAGTTTGTTAATAGGCTTAGACCACGTTGAATGTCCTTCATCCAATCCAAGGGCTAAGTAACGGAAAGAGTCAGAGCCATGACTAGACCAATCGTGCAATGGACGCTCATAGAATATCTTACGCTTCTCATCGTAGTCTCTGCGGTAGTTTCTCAGGCAATTCAAGCCATTCTGTACCTGTGGAACGTTAAACCAGCACCTTGGCAGCAACCTTCTTACTGCTTGGATGCCATCATCTAGTCCCATTCTGGGTGCAATCTTGACCTCTAGTCCTGATTCCTCAAGCATTTCCATTCGGCTCTTACCTGTCCCAAGTTCCCTGACCCTAACGTCGTGGGGCAGAATATGCTCTGCTTTGAGATAGTCGTTGTCCTTAATCCACTTAACGTAGTGGTCTAAACCTACGCCATGATTCTCATAATAATCAATTAGACGCACCTCAGTACCCACTAACTGAGCCACCCAGATAGACGTAGAGTCACCCATACCCAAGTCCCAAGCAGTAAATGTTCTACTGATTTCCTCTCTGGGAATCTCTTGCATATGCTTCTTTTGTTCTATCTCTTGAAGGATTGTTCCATAATATGACCCCTCAACGCTTGCATCGAATGAGCACTCAAATTCCTGCAAATACTTGTCTTGCCCCATCTCATTACGAGCAGCCTTTAGTTCTACATCATCCACTACCCCTGTCTCTGAGGCTTTGAACTCTAGCAAACCCCATCCATCCTCTTTCTCAGCCCTGTCTCTCAGTTCTTTGAAGTGGTTGTGTCCCTTTGGCGTACCAATGAATAAGCACCAACCTTTTCTGTCTGTCAAAGCTGGTCTAACAATGTCCGTCCATATCTTAGGATTCTGGTCACCCACCTCATCAATGATTACCCCATCAAAATACTGACCACGAAGTGAATCGGGATTGTCAGAGCCGTACAACTGGATGCGCCTACCCCAGAAGTCAACTCGTAACTCCGAGATGTTTGTCGTACCGCCTAACGGCTCTGCGTACTTAACAAGGTAGTCCCATGCCACTCGCTTGGCTTGTCCGTAGGTCGGGGCTATATAGGCGTACCTTGGGGCTTCTTTTTGGTTAAGTAACGATTCACGAATGATGTGGTTTAAGGCAGCAACAGTCTTACCAAACCGCCTGTGAGCAACCACTACTGCAAAGCGTTTGCCTTCTAATAATTGATGCACCCTTAACTGGTGTTCCCTTGGCTTATAAGGAATTATTAACTCTGCCATTTAATGACCAGTTCAGAACCTTCTGGCCCACTATGCT